GAACCTGTTTTACAGCGTCTATGTGGAGCTGGGAACGGGCATCTTTGCCGAGAAGGGCAACGGACGAAAAACGCCGTGGGTCTGGAAGGACTTCAACGGTGGATGGCACTTCACCCGGGGTATGGAAGCCCGCCCGTTTCTCCGCCCGGCGGTGGAAAAACACATTGATGAGCTGCGAGAGATCGCCGTGGAAGAAGCAGAGAAGGGAGAATGACCGTGGAACAGCAGGATTGCAGCAACTGCCGTTGACATGATGGCTTTTCGTGGGTGTGCTTCAATGGTTGCTCTGAGCGGGCGGCTGATTTTACAGACCCGGAGGACATCTGTCCGGCGTTTGAAGCGGAGATTTCTCCCGAAGCTTAATACTCAGCGGTTGGCGCACAGCGTCAGCCGCTTTTTTATGCCGCTTTAGCTCAGGTTGGCAGAGCACCGGATTTGTAATCCGGGGGCCGTGGGTTCAAGCCCCACAGGCGGCACCACACCGGCAGCACGTCCGGCAAATTAAACCTTATTGCCAAGCATGGCAGCCCGAGCAAGGGCGGAAAGGACTATCACATGGCACTCAAAAGAGCTGACATCCGCACGATTCTGGAGAACACCGAAACCTCCAACGATGACAAGGCGAAAGCCATTCTGGACGCCCTGCACAAGGAGACGGACGAGCTCAAAGACCAACTGGATGCAGAAAAAACAGCCCGCACACAGGCCGAGAAAGAGCGGGACGAGGCCAACGGCGGCAAGCAGGCCGCAGAAAAGGCTCTGACCGACTACAAGGCCCAGCAGACCCAGAAGGACACCCGGGCCACGAAAGCAGCGGCCTACAAGCAGCTGCTGAAGGACAATGGCGTGCTGGAAAAGCACTTTGACCGCGTTGTAAAAATGACCGGCGCGGACATCGACGCTTTGGAGCTGGACGAGAACGGCAAGGTCAAGGACGCAAAGAAGTTTATGGACAGCCAGAAAGACGTATGGGGCGACTTTGTGGCCACGACCACGACCACCGGCGCAAAGGTGGACACCCCGCCCACCAACAACAGCGGAGTTTCCAAAGAGGACTTCGAGAAAATGAGCCTTGATGCCCGTATCAAGCTCAAAAACGAAAATCCTGAGCTGTATCAGCAGCTGAGGAAAAAGTAAGAAAGTGAGGACATTTTATGGCAGATACTTTTGGCGGTTTCCCGTTTGACGTTGAGGTGTTCGGCGATTACATGGCCGAACAGAACACCATCAACACCAACATCATCGCATCTGGCGTCATCCGTGAGGACGCTTCTATCATGAGCCTGATCGGCGAAAAGGGCAACGTGGCGACTATCCCGTTCTACACCGAGCTGGACGCAAACGCTTCCCCTGCACTGAACAACGACGGCAACACCAATAACGAGCCCACCGACATTTCCGGCAGCAAGCAGACCTGTATGCTGATCCAGCGCATGAAGGCATGGAAAGCACAGGACTTTACCCGCGAACTGACCGGCGCAAAGCCCATGGAGCACATTGCGCAGCAGGTGACCCACTTCTACCAGCAGGTATGGCAGAAGGAACTCATGACCGAGGTTGACGCAATTCTGCAGAATACCGATATGAGCTCCCATATCTACGACATCACCAAAAACGACAATAGCAAGGTGGATGCAGAGACCATTCTGTATGCACAGCAGGCCGCGTTTGGCGATACCGCATCTTCTGGCGGCCTGATTGTGCTGCACAGCATGATTCTGGCAAAGTATAAGGCCCTGCAGTTGGTCGATTACGACAAGTACACTTTCAACGACGCACTGCGCACCGAGGTCACTCTGCCCCGCATTGGCGGCATGACGGTTCTTGTCAATGACGCAGCAACTAAGGCCTCCGTGACGTTGTCGAGCGGCGCAACCACTGCTTACAACACCTATTTCCTGGGCGTCGGTTCCTTCGTCGGTTGCCGCAAGACCAACTACGAGAACCCCTACTACACCGATTACGACCCCGAAGAGAAGGCCGGTATTCAAAAGCTGTATACCAAGGAGGGCCGCGTGATCCACCCCAATGGCTTCAGCTTCAAGGCAGACAACGTGACCGGCGCTTCGCCTGCGACCACCGATCTTGCCAAGAAGGCAAACTGGGAGCGCAAGTTCAAGCCCGAAAACATCAAGATCGGTAAGATGGTCTCTCTGGGCTAAGACAGGAGGTGACACCGCATGACCGTCCCTGAGCTGTGCGTTTACACGCACAATTTCTTTGACCGGGCAGACGACCCCATTGCCGGGGAGTTTGTCTTTGAGCCGGATACCGTTCCCGCCGGGGTAGTGCTGGGGCAGTATTTCCTCGTGTGTGGCTCTATCTTCAACGACGGCGTACACAAAGCCGGGGACGGCGATTTGATGGCCGAGACCTTTAACGGTACGGTGCAGCCTATGCGTGTGCCGCCCGCTTTTGCCGCGCTGGCCGAAAAAATCGACGCTTACGACAAGGCGCTCCCGTCCGGCGGCGTGTATGTATCTCAGTCCTTCGGCGGCTGGTCCGGCACGATGGCTACAGGCACGGACGGCCTGCCTGCAGACGGCAAGACCCGCTATAAATCCGAGATCAATCAGTGGAGGAAGATGTGACATGGTCAATCCGTTCACTGCATCCACCGTGATGCAGAGCTTTACCAAAAAATTCTGCTTCCAGACCCGCAGCTATGAGCCGGATGGCGTCGGCGGCTTTGTGTCCGGCTGGACGGACGGCCCGGAATTTGAGGCCGTAGAGCGCCACGACACCACCGTGGAGGCTCAGGTTGCAGAGCAGGCGGCTACAGCGTCCACCTATACGCTGCTGGTCAACACCGGTGTGCCGCTGGCCTTCCCGGACTACATCAAGCGGGTGAGCGACGGGCAGACCTTTCAGGTGACGAGTGCAGCCGATGAGGGCAAAGCCCCGCCGGAATCCGGCATGGGCCTGCGGGCCGTGAAGTGCAAAAAGGCGGTGCTGCCGTGATGGGTCCCTCTGAGAGCATCAACCGGGCGCTGAACACTTTTTTCAACGGGTTTGGCATCCCGGGCTATCTGGAAGACAACATCCCACCCAGCGCAACACTGCCGTACCTGACCTATCAGCCGACAATTCCCGGCGGCTGGAATGAGTCCGGCACCTTCCACGCCCGGCTTTGGTACCCGAGTGCCAAAGGCCGGACACCTATTTTACAGACCGAAGACAAGATAAGCGCAGCCCTTGCAGATAGCTTGACCATCGAATGCGAGGGCGGCGCTATTCTTTTGCGCAAAGGCAGCCCGTGGGCGCAGCCACTCGACAACCCGCCCGAGGGCTATCTGTGCGAATACCTCAATTTTGAGCTTACACGGCTTATCCCGTGAGAAAGGATCCTTTATGCCTGAAACTCTGGCAAAAAAGTTCGCGGTCAATGTGCTGACCCCGGATGCGTTCAAGAGCATCCCGAAAGGCTCCGGCAATCTGCTTTCCACATTTGATCTTTCCGCTCCCAAAATCGACAGCACCAATGTCGTGTGCGCCACGCAGGGCGGCGTGACCATCTCCTACAGCAACAGCATGGAGGATACGCTGGCCGACATCGACAACGCACCCACCAACACCAAGCAGGGCAATGAGGTCACCGGAACAACCGCCACCATCGCCTTTACCACTCCCAACGCAAGCCCCGACGTGCTCAAGCTGGCCATCGGCACGGCTGACATCGATGCGGACGACCCCACCCATGTGGTCCCCCGCATCGAGGCTGCCCTGAAGGACTACAGGGAGCTGTACTGGGTTGGCCCTATGATCGGCGGCGGCTTTCTGGTTTGCAAAATTTTCAATGCCCTTTCTTCCGGCGGCCTGAGCCTCAAGACGGCTCACCGCGGCGGAGGCTCCATGCAGATCACTCTCACCGGCTACGCCGACCTGGAAAATCCCACTCAGGCCCCCATGGAATTTTACTCGATCGTCAAGGCCCCGACCGGGGACTAAGGAGGACATATGCGCAATATCATCGATCTCGACGGCACCGAATACCTCAAGCGCACCTATGAGTGTGCGCAGGCTTATAAAAAGTACGTGGCAGACTCCGGCGTGATGGACATTCTGGGCCGCGAGCCGGAACTGACCGGCACGGAGACGGACGCAGAGCGGCTGGAAAAGCGCCGGGCGCAGGCTAACAAAAACGCCGTGGACATGACCAAGCTGCTTTACACGGACAAGGCAGACCTCACCCTCGGCATCCTGCCCCTGTTCGTGGTGCTGGACAAGGACGAGGAGCAGCCGCCTACCCGGGTGCTGGCCTCTGCCATGAGCCGGGCGCTCCGGGATGTGGATTTCATGGATTTTTTTCAGTCCTTGATGTGATCGGCGCGGACGGCTACCGGCGGCTGGTATCCACCATCCGGCTGGATATGCTCCGGCTGCTGGGCAAGCCGTACATCATGGAGCATATCCGCGCCGAGGTGCGCAGGCATCAGGAGGCGCAGCTTTTCCGGGACTATGTGGCCGACGCCATCGGGCAGTATCTCGGCATCCAGCCCCTTTACTCCGGGCTTGCATCCAAGCATTTCCCCCTGCTGCGCACCAAAGAAGACACCCGCACGGCGGAGCAGATCACCGCCGAAAATGCAAAGGCTCTGGCAGAGCTGTGCGGAGGAGGTGAAACGCCCTGAACATATTTAATCTGGAAGCGACTCTGTCGCTGGATGATTCCGCTTACCGGCAGAGCATCCAAAACGTGCAGAACAGCACCAAAAGGGCTGTCACGGAGCTGGGCTCCGAGTACAGCAAAGCGGCGCAGAAAGTTGCCGAGCTGACAAAGCGATACAACGAATCGGCTGAAAAGACCGGGCGCACCTCTGCGCAGACCAAGGAGCTGAAAGCCGCTCTGGCCTCTGCCCGAGCCGAACTGAAAGAGACCACCTCGGCTCTGAAATCAGCCAACATCGGCATGACGGAGTTTGGCGGTTCATCCGAGACCGCCAGCGGCTCTCTCACCGGAGCCATCACCAAAGCCAACCTGCTTACCGGCGTCATCTCCAACGTAAGCTCCATGGCCCTGTCTGCGGCCAAGGATTTTATCCAGACCGGTATCCAGTATAACGCCCAGCTGGAAAGCTACACCACTGGCTTTACCAACATGCTGGGCAGCGCTGAGGCGGCCAAAGCGGCCATGGACGCCATTCAGGAGGACGCAGCCCGCACTCCCTTTGACGTGGCGAGCCTGACACAGGCCAATCAGCTGCTCATCAGCGCCGGTGAAAATGCAGGCTACTCCCGCAAGGTCATCATGGCGCTGGGCGACGCTATTTCGGCTACAGGTGGCGGTAATGCAGAGCTGTCCCGCATGTCGGCAAACTTGCAGCAGATCGCCAACGTGGGCAAGGCGTCCGCCATCGACATCAAGCAGTTTGCCTATGCAGGTATCAACGTCTATCAGGTCCTGGCCGACTACACCGGAAAATCGGTGCAGGAAGTTCAGAAGATGACCATCAGCTATGATACTCTGTCTCAGGCCCTTATCGCGGCCAGCGAAGAGGGCGGACGATATTACAACGCCATGGACACCCAAAGCCAGACCATGAATGGCCGGGTATCCACGTTGAAAGATAACGTGAGCCAGCTGGCGGGTCTTATGACAAGCGATCTGAGCAGCGGAATCGGCGTGGTCATCGGCAACCTGAACAATATGGTGGTGGCTGCGCAGGACGCTTACAAAAAGGATGGGTGGAAAGGTCTCGGCGAAGCGATTCTCGGCCTGGACAACCCGATCAGCACCATCATCAGCAGTTTTGGCAGGCTGGGCTCGGCGGCTGTAAGCGCTCTGGATAGAGCCAGTTACGCCCTGAACAAGGCCCTTGGAAAAACTGCCTACTCCGATTATGACAGCTACGAGGATTACCGCACATCAACGGACCAGCAGAACTCCCGCGACCGCCGCAGGCAGGCAGCGCTAAATGGCGTTGGCATCAGCAACAAGAGCTGGTCTGAGCGGCAAGCTGAGCTTACTGCTGCCGCTGGCTCCGGTGGCAGCTCTATCGCTACTGGCGGCAGCGGCGGGAGCTCTTCCAGTGGAAAGTCTGGCTCAAGGTCCACCACCGAAACGGTCATTTCGTCCATCTCCAGAACGGCTACGACCACCGCTCAGAATGCTCTCGGCACCGTGACCACCAGCATCCAGACTCTGAGCGAAAAGGTCAAGGACAGTGCGGGCAGCATCAAAGACCGCATCACCGAGACCACCACCGAGACCGGCAAGGAGATGGTCAACGGAATCGAGACCACCTATAAACAGGTGGAGACCAAGGTCAACGGCGTGGTGACCAAAACCACAAAGACATACGACGATATGTCAAAAACGCTGGCGGCCACCCTGACCCGCACCACCAGCAAGGTAGAGGGCGGCGTGACCACAGCGATCCAGGAGGTCACCAAAAAATACGCCGACGGCTCCGAGCACATCGAAAAGACTGAGACCATCACCGAAGAAAACATCGTCGATGGCGTGGCCCAGACCACTAAAACCATCAACACCTATATCGACGGTGTGCTCCAGAACACCAAGGTCGACACCGAAGAGGCCGAAAAAAGCATTCAGGCTGCGCTTTCCCGCACCGAAAAGTATATCTCCGAGATCCAGGGGCAGTCTGACAAAGGCATTTTCGGGCTGGTAAAGTCTCTCTTTACTGACATCAAAAACAAAGACGGCAAGGCCATCGCCGGGGATGTGGTAAAGGTCATTTTCGGACAGGTGACGCAAGAGCAGCGAAACACCATTCTGAAATGGGCAGACGATGCAATGACCGCCATCAATGAGCACTACGCGCAGGGCGGCATTCAGGGGGCGCTGCAGAGCATTGCAGACCTCTTCAGCAACGGCATCACCCCGGCAGTCAACGGCTCCACCAAAGAGGTGCAGAGCTTTGCCGCCGCCATGAAGGGCCTTTCCGGCACCGGAGGCTCTGGCGGCATCGTCAGCAGCATCCTCAAGCTGTTCGGCGGCGGTACAAAGGCTGCGGCGGCTGCCGGTGAAGCCGGGGCCGGGCAAGCCATTGCGTCCGCAGCGGGCGGAGCGGCCTCCTTCTTCCCGGAGTGCCTTGCTGTGCTGGCCGTCATCGCAGAGGGCGTTGTGGGCTTCAAGATGGGCCAGAACGCCCGCGCCCGCGAGGATTCTGGCGAAGAGCGCTCTTTGGGAAGCAAGCTTCTCTCCGGCGCGCTTCTGGCGGCCACCGGCCCTATCGGCTGGATCAGCTATTTCTTCGGCAAAAAGTTTGGCAAAAAGTCCTCGTCTTCGCCTGCTGCGGCAGAAAGCGCCTCGTCTGGTGCCATGAGCTATCTGGACATTCAAGACGCCTACTGGTACGGCAACGAGCGGGCTTTTGCGGGCTACGACTACCGCAGCGACCCCTTTACCTACAACCCCAACAACAATTCCGTCCCCAAATATCAGGCAGAGATACAAGCCCAGCTTGCAAAGCTGAGCACCGTAGTGGAGCAGTATCTGCCCGACGTGGCAAATCAGCAGATCGTGTTGGATGACGGCACCATTGTGGGCGCTCTCGCCCCCGGCATGAACGACCAGCTGGGCCATATCCAGATGCTTGCAGAAAGGGGTAACTGAGATGTACGAGATTTTTGCGTATCCCTACGGTGACCCCGAAAACAAGCTGACCGTCTATCAGCCGGGCAACCGACAGGCTGTGGTGCTGTCGCCCAAGCTTACCCGCGAGGTGAGCAAGGGCGGCAGCCTTACTTTTACCATGCTGCGCACCCACCCCTGCTACGAATCCATGCAGAAGATGTCCACCGCTGTGGCGGTGCATCAGGACGGCAAGGAGATATGGCGGGGCCGGGTGCTCAGCCACGAAGCCGACTGGCTCAACCGCCGGGTCATCTACTGCGAGGGAGCTCTCAGCTATTTCAACGACAGCTGCATTACCCCCTTCAACTACGAGGGCAAGCTGAGAGATTTTTTAGAATACCTCATCAAAGCCCACAACTCCCAGATCTCCGGCGGCAATGGCTACGAGGAGCAGACCAGCTACGACAAGATGAAAAAGTTTGAGCTGGGAAGGGTGACTGCCGCCCTCGGCGACCTTGTGGTGAGCTACGGCGACCGCAACCAGTACGGCGTGGGCGAGGACTACGGCAGCACATGGGACATCATCAGCAAAATGGTGCTCAAGACCTACGGCGGCTACGCTTACTGCACCTATAACTCCACCACCGGCATGAACGTGCTCAACTACTGCGACCAGGCATACGAGGCTGACCGGCAGACCGCCCAGAACATCGAATATGGCGTGAATCTGCTGGATTTCACCGAAAAGACCGACACCAACGACCTTTTCACTCGTATCTGGCCGATGGGCAACAAGCACACTGTCGAAGAGACCAAGACCCAATGGAAGTACAAATTCCTCTGGTTTAAGTGGGGCTCGACTACTGTGACGACCGGCACCCACGAAGAGCGCTACGGCATCAACGGCACGAGCCAGAGCGCCGTGGACAAGTACCTCCCGAAGAAGGGCTACAGCTGGAATCGGGAGTACGGATGGATCCAGAACGACGAGGCCGTGAAAAAGTTTGGTGTGGTCTCCAAGATCAGGGAGTTTGACACGGACAGCAGCGACGCCACCTTTGCCGCCGCGGTGCAGGACCTGGAAAAAAACGACCTCATGACCATGAGCTATGAGGTCAAGGCCGTTGACCTTGTGGATGCGGGCTATGATACCGAGCGGCTGACCTTTGCCAGCTTTGCCCATATCATCAGCAAGCCCCACAGCATCGACGTGATCATGCTCTGCACCAAGCTGGTGGAGCCGCTCGACCACCCGGAGAAGAAGGAGTACACCTTTGGCATGACCCGGCGCACCCTCACCGACCGGGCCGTGGCAAATCTGGGCGTGACCAACGAGCTCTCAGAAAAGACGGCATCCACCAGCCGGTATGCAGGTACAACGCAGATAGACACCACGCAGGCGGGCAAAACTGCCAGCGATTTCATCGACTACGCCCCCGCCTCCGGTATGACCGTTGGACACGCCAGCATCACGGCCAACATCCACTTTGGGACGGACGGCCTGACATTCTCCGGCGTGAAAAACGGCAGCGAGCTGCAAAGCTGGTCGGGCTCCACCTTTGCGGCCCAGACCACGAGCACAGACCTCTCCGGCTATGCGGCGGTGCTGCTCACCTACGACGGAGACGCCGCAGCGTGGGCTGCCGCCGGGGGCAGTGGCCGGGCCTTTGCGGTGCTGCCGGTGAACGGCAAAACCTACTCCATCCTCTTCCCCGGCGCTTTGGCCCAGCGGCGGGACGTCACAGCGTCCAAAAGCGGCGTGACCTTTGGCAGCGGATACCGACAGACGGCGGCAGGCGCATGGGTGCAGGATGATACTGCCTGCCGCCCGGAGGCGCTGCAGGGCTTTATGTAAAGGAGCGTGATTTTTATGGGCAAGCTCATGGGGGCAAAAATCGGCTCTCTGCACACCTTGGACGACCTCGGCCTTTACCTGTTGGTTGGCAGCCCGCTCATCTCCGGCGCAGAGCCGGACAAAAAGCTTGTGCAAGTGCCGGGCGGCGATTTTCTGCTCGACCTCACCCGGGCTGTGGACGGCAAAGTACACTACCTCCAGCGCACCATCCGGCTCGACCTTAAATGTAAGGCTCCGCCGGATGAGCGCCGCAAGGTGCAGAGCATCCTCGAAAACGCCTTGCAGGGGCAGTGGCTGCGCTGCGTACTGGACGAGGACCCGGCCAACTTCTGGGTGGGCCTGTGGACAGTGTCGCCCCAGAGCAGAGACCGGCATACCGGCACATTTTCCATCACTGGCACCTGCAATCCCTACAAGTACAATGCCACCGCCTACGCGGGTGCAGACTGGCTGTGGGACGATTTTTATTTTGATGAGGACGTCATCTATGACGAGCCTACGGAGGTAAAGAGCCTGTGAACAAAACTTTTGAAGAAAACATCAACGACATCCGCAAGGCAAAGCGGGGCGTTGAGGTGCGGGAGGCGATGGCCGAGAGCCTTGAGTATGTGGAGGGCTTTGCCTCCACCGCTACCCAAAAGGCAGAGGAGGCCGCAGCCAGCGCCAAAACTGCCGCTGAGGCCAAGGAAGCTGCCGCTTCCTCTGCCCGGACCGCAGGACAGCAGGCAGGCATTGCCACGCAGCAGGCCGAGACTGCCACACAGCAGGCCGAGGCCGCTGAAAGCTCCAAAGCTGCCGCTGCGGAGTCTGCCAAGCGGGCAGAGCAGTTTGCCAAGGAGACCGAGGGCCGGGTCACCACCGACCCCACCCTCACCATCTCGGGCGCTCCCGCAGACGCCAAAGCCACCGGCGACCGCATCAACGCTATCAAAATCGAGACCGACAAGACCCTCACCATCTCCGGCGCTGCTGCGGACGCTGCGGCTGTAGGCAGCATCGTACTGCCCCGGGTGGTGGTGCAGACGGAAGCGGGAAGCACCGTCACCGCAGTCAGCGGGGACAAAAAGGTAACTGGCACGGCCACCGGGGGCAGCTTTTCTGCGGCCCTGCCCCACGACGGAGAGTGGACTGTCACCGCCACGCTCGGCACCGGCGCGGCCACGGAGACGGTGCAGGCGGAATACTGCCGCACCAAGACCCTGACCCTGACCTACTACACCCTGACTGTGACGGTCAAGGCGGGCAGCACCGTCACCGCCCAGTGCGGGGACAAGACCGTCTCCGGCACCGTGCCGGAGAGCGGCAGCGTCAAGCTGTATCTGCCCATCGCTGGCACGTGGACGGTAACGGCCACTCTGGGCGACGAAACCACCACCGCCACCGTGGAAGTCACCGAGTACAAGGACTACCCCCTTGAGCTGGCCTACGTCCACATCTACGGCGCAAGCTGGGACGGCACCAGCACCACCAAGTGGAGCCGCACCGACGAGGCAGCGGAGTTTACCGACCCTGTGCCGTATGTCGCGGGCGCAAAGAGCTACGGCAGTCCTTTTGATACCTTGCAGCCTTGGGCGGGTATGGTAAAGAGCGAACGCACCGGCGGCACGATGGTGGCTATCCCCAAATTCTGGTATAAACTGGAGCAAAATGGCGCTGGCATGACTATCCAAATTGCCGAACGCGCGGTAGAGGGTTACAGCGTCAGCCCTGCCCACATGGGCAGAGGCGACGGCCACGGAGAACGGGACGTGGTGTATATCGGCAGATACCACTGCAACAGCAGCTATAGGAGCGGCACCGGCAGCCCCAGGGCGAACATGACCCGCTCCTCTGCCCGGGCGAACATCCACGGCCTCGGCTCTGCCATCTGGCAGTGCGATTTTGCTATGAGGTTTACGCTCTGGCTGCTGTACATCGTCGAGTTCGCCGACTGGAACAGTCAGGCGAAAATCGGCTATGGATGCAGTCCGAGCAGCAACGCCTTTACGATGGGTTATACCGACTCGATGCCGTATCATACCGGCACCGATCAGAGCAACCGGGCCGCCTACGGCGGTACGCAGTACCGCAACATCGAGGGCCTGTGGGATAACGTGTTGGACTGGTGCGATGGCTGCTACTACAACAGCAACGGCCTGAACATCATCCTCAACCCCGCAAACTTCAGCGACAGCAGCGGCGGCACGGCGGTGGGCGTTCCGTCCAATGGCTGGCCGTCCGCATTCAGGGTCAAGGCAAACGGCGACTTCCCGGTGTTTATCCCCACATCCGCGTCTGGTAGTGACGCAACGTACTCGTGCGATAACTGGAACTTCAGCTCGTCGGAACCGTGCCTCTGCGTCGGTGGTAACTATAGCCACGACTCCTACTTTGGTTTGTTCTACGTCCGCTGCGACGCCGCGTCGCGCTTTTACGAGTACATCGGCTGCCGCCTCCAGGAACTCCCCAACGGGGGAGTCTGAGGGGGCCGCAGCCCACTCAGATGATTGCGCCGTAAGGCGCTGAACTTTTTGGGACTGCCTGTGCATTGCCGGTGTTTTTTGTTCCCGGGCTCGTGCGATAACTGGAACTTCAGCTCGTCGAACCCGTGCCTCTACGTCGGTGGTAACTATAGCCACAACTCCAACTATGGTTTGTTCTACGTCAACTACAACAGCGCGTCGAACTATAACGGGAACATCGGCTGCCGCTTCCTTTTTTGATATTTCTAACCTCACATATTCTTGGCACAGACAGCCGCACACCCCACGGTGAAGATAGGCATTTTGGGAGCGGGCTAGTACACCCCGCAAGGGGCGCTGGAACGTCCGTACAGCTAAAAGGAGGGTATCCCAATGAAAAGGGCTGGAAAGCTCTTTGATACGCTAATATCAGACGATAATCTGTTGCTCGCCATCGATGAAGTCAACCGCACCCACCATTGGTGCAAGGGCCACCGCCCCAACACCTGCACGGCGTGGGTGGAAGAAACCAAAGCGGAGCGGGTGAAAGACCTGCGCCGTATGCTCATCAAGGGCTTTGAGCCGAAACCGCCCCATGTCTCCCAGCGCTGGGATACCAGCGCCCGGAAGTGGCGAACCATCAGCGAACCGGCGCAGTGGCCGGACCAGTATGTGCATCACGCCCTCATTCAGGCGCTGCAGCCGAAGATGATGCAGGGCATGGATTTCTACTGCTGCGGGAGCATCCGTGGCCGGGGAACGGAGCGGGAGAAGAAAGCGATCGAGCGCTGGATGAAGTATGACCGAAAGGGTACGAAGTACGAGTTTTGCGGGGACATCCGCCACTTTTACGACAGCCTGACCCCGGAAGTCGTCATGGCCCGGATGCGGCAGCTCTACAAGGACTGCCGTGTCCTCGACCTCATCCGGCGCATCATCCGGGACGGCGTAAAGCTGGGGACGTACACTTCCCAGTGGTTCGCCAACGCCGTCTTACAGCCCCTTGACCGGCTCATCCGGGAGAGCGGCTATTGCAAACACTACGCCCGGTACATGGACAACATGACGGCATTCGGTCCCAACAAACGCAAGCTGCGGAAGCTCCGCTTACTGGTCGAAGACTGGCTTGACGCCCACGGCCTGCAGCTCAAGGGCGACTGGCAGGTGTTCCCGGTGGCAAAACCGCAGCGCAAAGAGCCGCTGCTCCCGCCCCGGCGTGGCTATGAGCGCACCAAAGGCCGCCTGCCGGATGCCGTAGGCTATCGCTACGGCAGAGGGTACACCATTCCCCGCAAGCGGAATCTGCTGCACATCAAGCGGGCGCTGGCGCGGTATCGCAAGCGCAGGAGGCAGGGGAGGCCCATCACGCCCAGAGCGGCAGCAAGTCTGCTCTCGCGCCTCGGACAGCTCCGGCACTGCAACAATTATCATCTCTATCAATGGCTGTTTCGGGGAGAGCGGGTCGTCCGCGACCTGAAGCACGTCGTCCGAGAGCATCGGAGAAAGGAGAACCTGACGTGGACTATGTTTTTGGCACAGAGGGCGGCGCTGAAGTCCTCAAGACCATCGGCGACGCTCACACCGGTCTGACCGGCTACCACCAGCTTGAGCGGGAGTATCCCGACCAGACCATCACCGACAGTTTCCGGGTCATCCGCAAGCTGCGCAGCGCGGAGGACGCGGAGGGGCGCTGCTATGACTGGTACGAGATCGACCGCCACTACCGGATGACCGACAAGACCGGACCCGTGGCGGAGCAGCTGGCAAAGACTGCCGCAGAGATGGAGGACGCCCTGTGCGAGCAGGATATGGAATCACAGGAGCGGCTGGCGACTATCGAGGACTCGCTGTGCGAGCTGGATGCCGCCGTCAACAAATAAGGAGGACATCAAAATGGACAAAATCTGGGCAAACAGACTGGCCGCAGGCACCAAGACCTGGGCAGAGATGCCCGCAAGCCGCCGCCCCGGGGTCAAGCGGGAGCTGGCCAAGCGGGTGACCGACGGCGAGATCAGTGAAGAGCAGTACAAGGAGATCACGAGGGAGGACTACTACAATGGGTAAGCTGCTGGAACTGCTGGAAAAGCTGGTGCGGGCCATCTTTGGCCCCGGGGACAAGCAGGATGCCGAAGAGGCAAAGCCCGCACCGGAGCCTCCCGAACCCCCCGGGGCAGAGGCTGTCACCGGCTGGGAGGGAGACCTTCCTTACCGGTTCATCGACGTGAGCCGGTATCAGGGTCTTATCGACTGGGCGCAGGTGGCTGCGGCGGGCTACAAGGGGGCAATGCTCAAGACCGTGAGCACCAACCGCAAGCTCTCCAAGCGGGCAGACGGCCTTTATATCGACCCCACCTTTGAGACCAACTACCGCAACGCCCGGGCTGCCGGGCTGGACGTGGGCGTCTACTACTACACCTACGCCACCAGCGAGGCCATGGCTGATGCAGAGCTCGCCCTGCTGCGGCAGGCGCTGCGGGGCAAGGAGCTGACCCTGCCGGTGGCGGTGGACGTGGAGGACAACCGGCTGGGCAATCTGGACAAGCAGAGCCTGACTGACCTGACCGCCTACGCTCTGCACGAGGTAGAGCAGATGGGCTTTTATGCCCAGCTGTACACCTACACCAGCTTTGCAAAGGCGCATCTCTATGTGGGCGGCGCGGCCCTGCGCCCTTATGACGTCTGGCTGGCCGACTACACCGGCAAAACGCCCCACGTGACGTTTAACTACAACGCTCACCAGCACACCAGCAAGGGCAGCGTGCCGGGCATCACGGGCAACGTAGACCTCAACGTCACCACCATTAACTACCCCAAAATCATCCGCAAGAAGGGTCTGACCCGTCTCCGGGAGGGCGCATGAGCGAAAAAGAAGCTTTGCTGTGGGTACTGGGAATCCTGGGCAGCCTGTGCGCTGCAGCCATCACCATTGACAAGGTGCTGGAAATCATCCACAAGTACATCAAAAAGGCGCAGGAGCCGGACAACGTGCAGAACAAGCGGCTGGATGAGATGGACAAGCGCATCGGCACCTTGGAGCAGGGCCAGCTTCAGCACACACAAGCCCTTGCCCGTGACCAGCGCCGCTTTGACGAAATCGACGAGGTGAGCCGTCTGACCCTCGACGGGGTGCGCAATCTGCTGGACGCGCAGCTCTCCGGCAACAACCGCGAGGGGATGCAGAAGAGCCGCGCCGACATCGACAACTATCTGTTAAAAGGAGTGACCAATCATGGTAGCACTGGCAACTAAGCTTTTTGACCTTATCCCTGCCCCGGTGGCGGCAGTGCTGATGCTGGGCGGCTTTATCTTTTACGCCCTCGGCTGCATCCGGCTGGGCTATGGTGCCGCGGTGAAGCCTCTGGTGCTTGACCTCATCGAGCGGGCCGAGCAGGAGATCCAGGGTACCAAGCGCGGCGCAGAGCGCAAGGCGTGGGTGGCAAAAACCCTGCGGGCCGCTCTCAGCGCCAGCAAGTGGGGCAGATTTATCTCGTGGGCCATCACCGATGAGACCATCGGCGCGGTGATCCAATTTTTCTTTGACCGCGCAAAGGCGGCACTGAGTAAGGAGTAAGACCATGAGTAGCACTACATACGACCATTTTGCCAACCCCGGCAAAATGTACGCCGCACAAGAGCAATTTTGGCACATCACGAAAATGGTCTGCGCACGTTTTCGTGATCTCACGAAAACATACCATCTCGGTAACATCACCGTAATGGTGCGCAACGCTGGACAGCTGCCGCAGCCTTTCTGGCTCGGTGCTGCCTGTGGCGGCGGCTCGTGTAGTGCTGCCCGCTGCGCTGCAAGGACTTGACCGACAGCAGATGACCGCAGCCATCAAAAACGCACCGCTTGGGAGGGTAGACCGTAAGATAGCCTTACTGCGGTACGTTGAGCGGCTCCCGCTGCCGGACATTGCAGCACAGACACATTACAGCCGGACGGCGATAGGCTACCGGCTGAAAAGTATTGATAAAATACTTGGATAAGGCTTGGATAAGCAAATCCCCCGGTGTTCCGTTTGGAGCATCGGGGGATTTTTTTATTTTTGGGGACATGGAAGCCCGGCAGTCTTTTTTGCTGAGATAGACCTGGAAGGGCTTGCCGCAAATGGTGCATCCTTTCTTTATCGCGCGGCTCATCCCTGTAAATCAGCGATGGTAACGCCGCAAGCGGCTGCGATCTTTTCGAGGGTAGACACTCTCGAGACTGCCTTGCCGGACTCTGCATGTTGAATGGTTGCAGTGGACAGCCCGGTTTTTTCTGCCAAGGCCCGGATGGTTAATCCTGCGCTTTCTCTGGCTGCCTTGATTTTGACGGCGGACACACCAAGCGTCTTGTAATCGGGCGAGTTGTACCCAATCACGAACAACCCTTGCTGTTCCATCGGCAACGCTTTGAGTGCGTAGCTCTTTTCTACATCCTCAAGGTCAACATCCTTCAGGACGTAGGAACAGGCATTGTCAAGCTCCGGGGTCATTTTATGGAGCTTGTGCGCCAGCGTTATTTTCATCATCACGCCACGCACGGGAAACCTCGTAGCGTTGTCAAGGTCTGCCTGATTTACATGGTCAGGGGTGCAGGCTTCGTCCAGCAAGTGGTACAACTTGCCGAGATTTCGGATGGTGTTGTTTTCCATAGTGTCCTCCTACTCGTTACTTGTTCAGCATATCCATCACGGCGTTGTAATGCTTTTCATGTTCTTCGCCAACAGCAAGCTCTTTTTCGACTTTTGCTTTCTGATAGGCCCGCTCTTCGCCGTAGATTTCGCTCTCGATTTCATCGGGGATCTCGACGAATGCCTGCTGCTTTTTACCATTGGCCATCACATACACGCCGAAAGCGTAATGCACGTTCTCCGGCCAACGCCCGATCTGCTGCTTGTAGGCGCCCTCCTTCATCTCCTTCCCATTCACCAACAGGGAATTGATAGTGTACTGCCATTTGTGGCACGGCACGGTGGCCTCGTTGCCATCACTCCAGATGGTTTCTTCGGTGACAACCTTTTTGTCAACGTCGAGGTCGATTTTTGCGCCACGGGCTGTATTCCAAGAGTATTTCATTTTTGCTCCTCCTGCGTTGTTTTTGCGTTCCCTTTGACACCATTATTATACCACAAAACTAATACAACTGATACAGGCATAGTCACCAAACTTTGCCTTACTTTTTTGTCCATTTTGTATTAGTTGTATTAGTTCTAATCGAGCTTTTTGTCCTTCGTTGTACCTTCGTTGTCGCTTATTTTTTGCCAGTGCGGTACACTGGGCGCAAAGGAGGCAAGCGCCAATGTGGAACAAGTTCAGCCCCAACCCCCACGGGAGCAGCGTTGGAGATTGCGCCGTGCGTGCGGTAGCAGCAGCCACTGGGCAGAGCTGGGAGCAGGCCTACATTGGATTGGCGCTGACCGGCTTTGCTCTCGGCGATATGCCCAGCGCCAACCGCACATGGGGCGCATACCTCCAAAAGCACGGATTCAAGCGCCGCCTTGTCGAGGCAGACTGCACCACCTGTTACACCGTGGCAGATTTTGCCCGGGAGTATCCGCACGGCGTGTATGTGCTGGGGTGTTCCGGCCACGTTCTGGCCGTCATCGATGGCAAGTGGTGGGACAGCTGGGACAGCGGCGCGGAATGCCCGATCTACTACTGGTATAAGGAGGACTAAACGATGCCGTACAATCCATATGGCTATCAAATGCCAAACTACTACGGGCAGCCTATGCCTGACCAGCTCACGCAACTGCGGCAGAATGCCGGGTATCAGCCGCCCATGATGAGCCAACCGACAGGGCAAAGCTCCCCATCTACGCCTCCGATCATCTGGGTGCAGGGCGAAGAGGGCGCAAAAGCCTACATGGTAGCCGCCGGGAACAGCGTGCTCTTGATGGATAGCGAGAACAGCGCCTTTTACATCAAGAGCACGGACGCAAGCGGAATGCCGATGCCGCTCAGGGCCTTTGATTACAAGGAGCGCACCACGGCAGCTAAGATGCCCGCTCAGGCCGTCCAACAGCCCGGCGGGGAGTTTGTCACCAGGGCAGAGTTTGACGCCCTGGCAGCCCGCTGTGCAGCGCTTGAAAAGCAGGAGCCCACAAAAACCGAAACGGAGGTCAAGTGATCATGGCAAATCCTCTTTTTAATGCACTGGGCGGCGGCAAAGCATCATCCATGCCCGGCCCTATGGGCCAGTTCGGCCAGATGATGCAGCAGTTCCAGCAGTTCAAGGCTAATTTTCAGGGCGATCCAAAGCAGGAGGTGCAAAAGCTCCTGCAATCCGGGCGGATGAGCCAAGACCAGCTCAACCAGCTTCAGGCAATGGCTCAGCAGTTCCAGCAGTTTTTACACTAAGTCGTAACCGTGGCCACGGTCGAGATACATTTTTTATCAAAAATTTCGAAAGGAGTACAAAATGTCTCTTTCTTCTGACAACATCGGCTTGACTATGCCGGTGCAGCCCGCCAATACCAACAACGGAAACGGCTTTGGCTTTGGCGGCGATGGTTCGTGGTGGATCATCGTGCTCTTCCTTTTCATCTTCTGCGGCTGGGGCGGTAACTGGGGCGGCAATCGCGCCGGTGCCGGCGCCGGCGTCGTGGATGGCTACATCCTGACCAGCGACTTCGCCAACATCGAACGCAAGATCGATGGCGTAAACAACGGTATGTGTGACGGTTTCTACCAGCAGGCACAGCTCATCAACGGCGTCCAGCAGACCGTGAGTAACGGCTTCATGTCCGCCGAAATCAGCCGTGCAAATCAGCAGGCGGCATTCATGCAGCAGCTCTCTGCAATGCAAATGCAGCAGCAGAACTGCTGCTGTGAGACCCGGTCTGCTATCCAGGGCGTCAACTACAATCTGGCTACCCAGTCCTGCGAGACCCGGAACACCGTGCAGAACGCGACCCGGGACATCGTAGACAACCAGAACCAGAACGCCCGGGCTATCCTGGACGCTCTCACAGCTCAGCGCATCGAGGCAAAGGACGCCAAGATCGCGGAGCAGAGCCAGCAGCTCTTTGCGGCTCAGCTTGCAGCTTCCCAGGCGGCGCAGAACGAGACCCTCAAGGCATACATGAGCGGTCAGCTGGCCTACTACAACCCGCGTCCCGTTCCTGCCTTCCCGGTTCCTGCGCCGTACCAGTACGGTAATTGTGGCACCGGATGCGGCTGTAACGGCTGCGCATAACCAAATAACGGCAACTGACTACAATTTGTAGCCTGTTCAGCCCCTGAGCTGATTTTGCAAACCAGAGCGCCGGGGCAGAAGTCCCGGCGCTTTTATTTATGAAAGGAGCCGATAAAATGGCTGAATTTACGAATCCCAATATTGTGACGGTATCCGCCGGGGAAAATCTTCCCTTGACAGAGACTGCCGTAAAAGGCCCGGCTTGCATCGTCCATCGTGAGGGCGCGGGTATCGTGACCCTGCGCGGCCTGACAAACCAGTGCAAAGCTCGCTTTAAGGTAAGCTTTGGCGGCAATATCGCCGTTCCCACCGGCGGCACTGTGGGACCCATTTCCGTGGCGCTGGCTGTCGGCGGTGAGTCGCTGACCAGCGCGACCGCGATTGTCACCCCGGCGGCAGTCGAAAATTACTTCAATGTTTTCGTGGCTGCGTTCATCGAGGTGCCGCGTGGCTGCTGCGTGACCGTGGCGGTTAAAAACACCAGTACGCAGGCAGTCAGCATTGCAAACAGCAATCTGATCGTTGAGCGGGTAGCATAAGAAAGGAGATAAAGTCATGCTGGATAAACTGAATCATTTGAAGGATGAGATGTGCGACGAGCTCATGGAGCTGACCGACAAAAAGAACCGCTCTCCGGGCGATGTTGAGATGATCGGCGAGATCGTGGACATCATTTTGGACATTCACCGCATCGAGGATTACTGCGAGGGCGGCGAGTACAGCCGTACAGGCGAGTGGGAAGCCGACATGCGCGGATCCTTCAACCGCGACGCCGGAAACGGTTACAACCGGGGCAACAGCTACGCCAACCGTGGCCGTCACTATGTGCGCGGACACTACTCCCGCACAGATGGCCGTGAGCGTATGATCTCCGACATCGAGGAAATGATGCAGGACGCCACCGGGGCAGAGCGAGACGCTTACAAACGCGCGGCGGACATTCTGCGCAACGCATAAGGGAGGAGGGCGGCAAGTATGGACATCGACGAGATCAACACCCATATCCACAAGCTGAAATGCGGATCGACGGACTGGCAGAGCGTGGAAAAACTTGCCGCCCTCTGCACCGTGAGGAATGAGCTGGAAGAAAAGCAGGCACCGGCAGAAATGCAGACTCAAGCGCTGCCTCCCGCGTCGTACCCGGCGGCATACTCCACAAAAGCAAATCCGCAAAGCGAGTTCGTGGAAGCGGCCAGCGCCGCGCCCTTTGGAGGCTTGATGGAAGTGCTTGATGAGCACATGAGCGCCATAAAGCTTGCATACCCGAAAGAGTATGAGTTGGTCATGCAGAAGATTTCTGACATAATAAGAAACCAACAAGCAACCAACTTATAAAAATAAATCGTTATATCGAATAAATATATTGATTTGTAATCAGTGGGTTGCAGGTTCAACTCCTGTCACCAGCTCCAAAAAATAACGCATAGACGATGAAAGCGATTCGTCTATGCGTTATTTTTTGTGAAAAAGTGATGCAAAACGACCTGAAACGGTGTGATAAACTACCAAATAAGCTACCACGAAACTCCGCTCAGTCTTCCTCGTTTTCACGTTCTTCAAAAAGGCTTTCAGCTTTTTTCATCTCATCGGTGAGGAATTTCTGACGGTGAGCAACGTAATATCTTGCAGTGGTGGAAAAATTTGTGTGTCCCATAATCTTTTTTGTTGCAGTAGGCGCCACATTTGCTTCAACGAGAAGGGTAGTTGCAGTGCGGCGCAAGGCGTGGGGGGTAATGCGGTCTCTAATCGGAGTGTCGGCTTGGTTTATTCCAAGATCAAGCATCAGCTTACGGAAAGAATGCTCAACATTGTTCTTGTCCTTTTTGTTTCCGCTTTCAGTGGGAAGAAGATATTTTTCTCCGATGCTCAACAGCATCCATTCTGCAAGAATATTCTTGATCGGGTTTAAGATAGGAATAAAGCGCCCCTTTCCAGCAGCAGTCTTTTCGCCACCGGTCAGATTGCCGTTTTCTAAATCAACATTATCTCTGGGCAAAGAAAGAAGCTCGTCAATTCTCATTCCGGTGTATAAAAGAACCATTGCGATCTGCGCCGTTAAGTGCATTCCGTTTCTAGGATCGTCTGCAATGGCTCGGATTTTAGCTGTCTCTTCCGGCGTAAGGATCCTTTCCTTTGGGCCGGGCGCTGGGGGCAGCTCTAACCCATCAGCATAGTTTTGGTTGATAATATCTTGCTTCATGGCATATATGCATAACTGCCGAAATAAACCTTTTTGCTTTTCGCATAGGCTTCGAGATTTTCCGTCTGCGGAAAGTTCATCAATAACTTTTTGATAGTCTTCCGTTTTAAGAGTGCGCACTTCGACGTTCCAAAGTTTTTCAGCTTTGCTGTAAGCTCTTACATACCCGTCTTTTGTATCCTCACCGATGCTACTAAAGTGCGTAGCGCTCCATCTTCTGTAGATCTCTGCAAAAGTGGATTTTAAGCGCTCTGCCGGTGTCCTCTGAGCATTGTAAGTATCCAGGGCCTGAATGGCTTCCCCGGGAGATGCATAGTGTCCAAGAACTGTTTTGCCTCCATCCTCCGATGGAACAATGGCAACATACGGTCTGCTTCTATTTCCGTCAGCCTTTTTATATACACTGCCGCTGCCCTTTGGGCGGCGGCGCTTTTTTCTTTGCTGCGGGGCGGCTTCGGGCTGCTTCTTGCCGCAGTAGGGGCAAAAAGATGCGTCGTCCGGGATTTCCCGACGGCAGCAGGCGCGAATGCACTTCAAAGCTCTTCACCTCGCTTTGCGGTATAGTCGGCCTCGCCGCTCTTTGCGGCCTCTTTTCCCGCCTGGTATGCCGACTGCAGCAGACTCACCGGGGGCTGGACTTCCCACGGGATCGGGTCTGTTCCTGTAGCCACGGCGAACCCGTAATTGTCCAGTATTTGGCCGCAGACGGATACCTTGTTTTGCAAGGGAGTGTGCAGGTTTGCGCACACCTCAGCAAACACCGCCGGTGGATAGCTGCCATGTCGGCCCAAAAGGATAAACAGCACCATCTCTTTTACAATTCGCGGCGCTGTGCGAAAGTATTCTGTAAGCGCCTCATCCAGCTCTTCGTCTGATTTGCGCTGTACGGGCTCTTTATAAAGTTCTGGGTGCAGCATTTCTTGCATGGCGGGGAGCGGAGAAGTCCCGCAAGCCTCGAACCAGTCCATTATCTTGTCAGCCGGTGGGCTGGACGCCCCACACTCCCAGCTCTGGATCGTAGCCTTTCCCTTGTTGATCCGGCGGGCCATGTCGACTTGGCTCAAGCCTGCCGCGACTCTGGCCCGCGCCAATGCGACACCAAGCTTTTCCGCAGTAAAGTAGCTCATCAATTATAACCTCACAAATTTCCATGCCATAAAAACAAAAAGTGACATGGGAAAAACCCATGCCACTCGACAGAGCGGAAGTCCTTCAAGTTTTCCCATAAAATGGTAAAATCTAAAACAAGTTAGACAAATTGAACAAAAACAGAGGTGAAATAAAATGGATTTCGAGCAAAGAAACGGCAAAGAAAACGAAATGACCATCATTGACGGGATGCCTGCCACCATTTTGACCGGCACGGCCCGAACACCTGAACCTTGGGAGGACTAAAGATGGACAAGATGAAGCTGTTTTGCACCCACATCCGCGCCGCGCTGGCCTGCTATGAGGATATGCCGCCCGAGGGACAGGCCCGGGCTCGACTTTTTGTGACCCGCAAGGCCGGGGATCTCCGGCAGCTCAAGGCCGCATCAGACGCACCCGGTGGGGAGCTTGCCGCTGAACTGTTGCAAAAAATGCAACAACCTTGCAACGGCGAATAACAACATGCATATTTTGCACGTTGCTCGCACAAAACGCGCATAGTTAGCAAAAAGTCAGCGTAAAATTCGACGACTCAGCGCAAATGCTAAATTTTTCGCGCATTTTTGCGCGATTAAATGTGCTTGACGAAATACAATCAACGGTTGTATAATGCGGTTGTGAAAAAGTTTACTGTTTCTTGCGATATATAACTTCAAGGCCGTAATCCGGATGATAAGACCAAGAGACCGTTACCTTGTCAAACTCTTCCAGTTGACGCCCATCGATGGCGCGAGTCTTCAACATTTCTTGATAAATCCAGTCCGGAAGGCCAAAAAATTTGTTGAACTTCTGGATTTCATTGAGTGCACTATCTTGAGACAGAGACCCGCCAGAGATGTTTGACGGATTTGTGTCGATCATGAGGTAAGACTCGTCATCGGCCAGCGTGACGGTCGTGTTTGTATAAAGATCGCTGAACAACTTGAAATTTGGTTCAACATTGTGGCTGTAGATGACCTCCCACAGGCAATCCTGAATCGAAGTATACTCTTTTTCTCCGTCAGATTTTTCCGCAACTCTTTCGGTGATCCAGATGATTGGCGTTCCATCATCAGCTGGAATCTGGACTTCGCCTTTAAGCGTAATGGCCTGATTCTCGAAAATTTCTCTGCAATATTCATACACGCCGTTTCTGACGGCGGCATACCATCGCTGCCCATCGTCAGAAACCACAGAAAAGCACTTAAAATCCCACTTGTTGCCTTTGTATGTGTCAAGGTATGTATAGTAGTAGTTGAAATCCGGGATTCCTGAGAACTCAATGTACGAGCCTTTTTTATATTGAGTCTCCGCCGCAAAGGCTGTCGTGGCAAAAGGGATGGACAACGCCGCAGCCAGCCCCAATGCAAGAAATATTCTTCTTTTCATGATTTATACCTCACATATACAAAAATAGGCAGCCAACCAGCCGCCGTAAAACTAAGTTATCAACGAACTTTGCCAAAGGAGGAAAATAAAGTGCAAGAAAATAGCACAAAATTGATGAAAGAAACCACAGAATGTGTTATACTTGAGAAAATCAAGCTTGCACTTTCCCTTGGTATCGACGTGGATAAACTTTTAGAGGAGGCCAAATATGCCGCGTGTTGAGTTTTTGCTCTGTCTGCTTCTCATTCCGGAAATAGTCATCGCAGCCATTCTGATCTGGGAGTTCTTCGACGCAAACGACTTTGCACTTTTTAAGAAAACGGTAAATGTGAGCGACGTCCCCGTCAACCTGGCCCATGAAAGTAACAAGATGTTTCAAGTCGAGACAATCCATACCGGCGTGACCCTTGCAGACATCTGCGAGCTTTGTCCTAGATCCTTTTTCCGGGTGAAGGACGGAAAGGGAGGGTATATCCGTATCGACACGGCAAAGGCAAAAGGCCAGAAACTGGAATACTACCGGACAGTGTACATCAAAAAGGTAAATGCCAAAAACTACGAGCTGGAAGCCGTAGACCCCTCGCTCCTTTGAGAGAGAAGAAGGGTTAAGAGAGCGGAGATGACCGCGATCGCAGCACTTTGAAGGAACTGCTTTCGCGAGATTCTCTGCTTTCTTTGTTGTTCAAGGAAGTAGGTTCGCCCCTTAGCGGTCAGAATCATGCACGGCACCACGACAGCACCGTTGTCTTTCTGTTGGACTTTGCGCTGTATCTCGACAAGACCATCCGAAACCATCAGATCTGCAAGCACCGGGGCATCCGCTTTGAACTTTTCCGCAAAAACGGGAGTCGGAGTGTCCGGCGCTGTCGGGCACTTCTCGTAAATATTAAGAAGAAAATCGAGCGCTTCTTCTTCCCGCTTCAGGTCAACCATTTTTCTTCAGTTTCTCAGCTATCGCTGCATCCAGCATACTATTAAATAGCGTGCGCGTAGGTTCATCCAGCTGCATAAGCTTTTCTGCAAAAGACTTTGCTTGTTCATCCAGCCCACTCCCTTCACCGGGGGTGGGTTTTTCTTTTTGTGCCGACTCCTTACCAAGCGTTTCGCCTCTCAGCTCTGCCACTGTTACGCCTAGCGCATTGGCTACTGATGGCAGCATCTCATCAGGAAAATCGCGCCCACTTACTAGCATTTGCGAAATATAGCCACGGCTTTTTCCGACCTCTCTGCATACAAAAGAAACGTTGATTCCTTTTTCGGTAGCGATTTTTTTAGCCCTCTCCACATTTCGCATAAAAAAGACCTCGCTATTTTGTGAAAATAGCCAAATGTTCACTATATTGCAGATTGGCTATTGCAAAATAGCCACTTGGCTAGTATAATACTAAGCACAGGGCAAGCAAAACCAAAGCCCCTGACAATATTATATCGGGCTGGCGCTAGATTTTATTCGCTGTGTACCTCGCAACTACATAGTAGCATATTTTCTAGTGATTTTCAAGCCCGGAAAGGAGAATTGCTAGTGAATGTTTCAAAAATCGACCAGTTTTGCAAGCTGCACGGGCTGAGCCGCACCGATCTGGAGGCGGCGGCAGGCCTGAGCAACGGCGCAATCGGGAAGTGGGAGCGCTCGATTTACGGCCCCAGTATCTCGCAGTTGCTCAAGGTGGCGCACTATTTCCGGGTGCCGGTCACGGCGCTGATCGTAGACGAGGAGGGAAAAGCATGAGCTCCATTCAAATCTTCAACAACCCCGAGTTTGGGGACATCCGCACGATAGACCAGAACGGCGAGCCGTGGTTCGTGGGCAAGGACGTGGCGGCAGCGCTGGGCTACGGCGAAGGCAAGTCCCTCGCAAACGCCGTTTCCAACCACGTTGACGAGCAGGACAAAGGGGTCACCGAATTGATGACCCCCGGCGGCAACCAGAAAATGGTCATCATTAACGAGTCCGGCCTGTACAGCCTGATTTTTGGCAGCAAGCTGGAAGGTGCGGTGCGGTTTAAGCGCTGGGTGACAAGCGAGGTGCTGCCCACCCTGCGCAAGACGGGCAGCTACATGATGCCTAAGCTCAGCAAGGAGATGCAGGCGCTGTTTATGCTTGACAACCGCACCCAGCGACAGGAAGAGCGGCTCACCGCGTTGGAGAACACCATGACGGTGGATTACAACCAGCAGCGTGTGCTGCGCAAGGCCATCAGCCGGGCGGTGATCGGTGCTCTTGGCGATGAGGAATCCCCGGCCTACATTGACAACCACGTGCGCAGCAAGGTGTACAGCGAGTGCAACCACGATGTGCAGGACTGGTTCAGGGTAAACAGCGTGGGCAACATCCCCCGCAAGCGCTTCGATGAAGCCGTGGAGTATATCCAGCGCTGGAAGCCCAGCACCAACACCGTGATGCTGATCCAGCAGACCAACGGCCAGACCAGTTTGTTTGCCGCAGCCGCTGCCCAGAGGAACACCACCACCTCCGGGAAGCTTGTTAAGGAGATATAAGCATGAAAAAAGTTATTGTAGGCGTAGTGTCCGTATTGGCAAGCGCTTTGCTGATGGCAGGATGCAATAAGCAGGTTATTGACCTGACCTATGAATACAGCTGGGCACAGCTGAAAATGCCTGATGGGACGATTACGAGGGCGACCAGCTTCAGGTTGTGATTGACGGTGTGACCTATCTGGTTCATTCGTCCAATGTTGTACTGAGACATTGATAGAAAGGAGGACGCCATGCAGAAGCCGAGTCTTACGATAGGCGAATGCGTCCAGATCCTTCGGGAGAACAACATCTCAAAGACTGAAAAGGTCTTGGGAGCGCAGATTCAGGCGGGGCTGTTTACCAGCTGGGCGATTCCTTCCGTAGGAACAAAAGAGCCCTGCCCGGACATCTCCCGCGCCGGTTTTATGGCGTGGGTGAAGGATTTTTACAAGCTCGAAAAGGTTTATACAAAGGAGGAACCAAGAGAATGAGACTCAAATCGTTCGTCGCCACCGGCACGGTAGGTCTGCTGGCCATTATCGGCGCGGTGCAGGTGGTGCGCTGGGCCTGTTCTTTGCTGGCCGTTGCGCTGACCTACTGGGGCGGCTGGGACATCGCCGAGGCTGCGCATGCCGCGCCTTGGATTATTGTTGCATCCACTGCCGGGCTGGCGATGTCGTTTTATGGGATGTATGAGGACAACAAACGGTATAAGCGCAGCGGTTACAGCAAAATCGTCCGCAACCATGCCCGGAACCCGGAGTATCCGCAGGATGAGGAGAAGAGCGCATGAAGCTGGAAGAGTTGATTCGGCAGCAGGCCGAAGAGCACCTGAAAACAGCCACGCGGCTTGCAACGGAGTCCACGCTCACGGGAGACATCTGGCTGCGGGTCATCTGCCGGGAAAAATCAGAGGTCTATAGCGCGGCAGCAGATGGGCTGCTCACAGCTCTCCACGATGCGGAGGATGTCGCACATGGCTGATTACATCCACTATATCACATGGTACACCGTGTACAGCGCCAAGACCGGCGAGGTAGTGGCCGCTGGAACGTCCGCCATGTGCGCTGCGAAGCTTGGATACAAGACCGCCAACAGCTTTGTGTCTTCCGTTGGACACCGACGCCATGAAAAAAAGCATCCGCACAAGTACATTTTTGAGCAGGAGCGCATTGATCGTGCGGAGGTCGACTGTCTCCCTCCGCTTCGCCGTTACTGCAAAAAGACGAAAAGGGAACAGGAATATGAACGGTAGATATATGCGAGCCGCAGAGATTCGCTGGAATAAGCGACAGCCGGAACGGCTGCGGCACATCCATCGGGATGAAACTCAAAAACAGCAGGCTTCATTCTGCTGCCATGCTTACCATAAAGGGGATCCAGGCAGAAGTGATAAACTGGTTTTTGCCGGTTTTGACCCCGTGTTATCAAGTGTGCAGGCTCAGCATTGGGCGGACGAAAACTGGCCGCTTTATGACCATGTCGACGTCTTGGATTCTTCGGGCCGCAAGATTTACGGGAGGTAATACACATGAGTCAGACGTTAGCCCGCAGAGCGCGAATCAAAGACCTGTCCAACAAGGCCGAGGGCATTTTTCAGTACGTCGGGAACGACAATGTGCTGTTCCGACTCATCAGCACCGGCAACAAGCTCACCAGCGACGTCAACTATGCTGTGGCTCTGTTCACCGGCTTCGCCCGCAGCCATCAGCTGGGCAGTCAGGAGACCCGCCGCACAATCGACTCGATTTATCGCCGGGTCGGTGAGCTCATGTGCCTCATTGACATCGTCCACGCCGCCGCCGGCGAAGAAATCATGCCTGAGCCGTATGAATCCATAGATTTTTGTTACATGACCGAGTACCGCACCATGCTACGGGAAGCTGTCATTCGTGGGATGCCGGACAACTACAAAGGCCCAGCGCAGAACCCCTACACTGTCAGCCTTGTGCAGCCGGGCGTTGGCTACGGCGATGGTTACACACCGGACGAGTACGATGACGATTTCTTTGCCCGTTTCACTCGCCAGGAAGAACCCAGGGACCGGAAGCTTGTTTTCCGTTGCACCAAATCCGAGCTTGACGCCATCAAGCGTTATGCAAATATCATCGATATTAAATTTACCGAGGAGGAAATTCACCATGCCTGAAAAAATGAACCAGTCTCCTGCTGAAATGCTCAACCAGAATGCGGCTGTCGCCCAGAACGCCGAGGTGCCTGCACCTGTTGCGCCCACTGCACCCACTCAGCCTCCGCAACGTCAGAGCTACGCCGAGAAGGTTCAAGGCCTGACCATTGACGAGCGCAACTGGATGCTTGCAAAGTCCAAAGCCGCCGCGATGGCACAGCTGCCCGAAGGTTTTCTGCCTCAGACCTACACTGGCAATCCCGGCGCGTGTGCCATCGCCTGCGAGATGGCCCTGCGCATGGGTGTCTCGCACCTTTTCGTCATGCAGAACCTTTACGTCGTCCATGGTATGCCCACATGGAGCGGCAAGAGTTGCAAGGCCCTCATCGACAACAGCGGCCAGTTTGCAGGCCGCACCCGCTACCGCATGGAGGGCGAAGAAGGCACCGACAACTGGGGCTGCCGCCTGATCGGCGTGGACAAGCTCACCGGCGAAAAGGTCGAAGGTCCGAAAGTCACGGTCAAGATGGCAAAGGATGCCGGGTGGTGGAACAAGAATGGCAGCTACTGGCCCAAAATGACCGAAATGATGCTCAAGTACCGCGCCGCCGCTTACTTTGCCCGCGCCGAGTGTCCGGAGGTCCTGATGGGCGCCAACATCGACTACGAGGTAGGCGCTGGCGACGCCGAGGAAGAGGGTGCGGCCCATGCTTAATGTTGTTGCGCTGATGGGCCGTCTGGTCTACGACCCGGAGCTCAAGACCACCCAGAACGGCACCAACGTGTGCAGATTCCGCATCGCGGTTGACCGCAGCTTTGCCCGGCAGGGCGAAGAGCGCAAGTCCGATTTTATCGACGTCACCGCGTGGCGGCAGACCGCCGAGTTCGTCTGTAAGTATTTCCAGAAGGGCAGCATGATCGCCATCGAAGGCAGCTTGCAGACCCGTCAGTACCAGGACAAGAATGGTAACAACCGCACAGCCACCGAGGTTCTTGCGTCGCAGGTGAGCTTTTGCGGCGGAAAGGCCGCAGAGAAGCCTGCTGTGCGCGATTTCGACCGGCAGACGGAAAATCATGTGCGCGAAGCAAACACCGCTCACAACGCCCCGCAGAAGTCTCAGAACGTACCGGAGTATTCGCAGGGCAGCGCAGACGACTTCTCGGTCATCGACGACAGCGAAGACCTCCCGTTCTAAGCCGAGAGCTGTGCTATCTGGCTATACGGGCGCGCAAAGGAGGTGATTGAGTGGCACAGGACGATAAAAAGTCATTTGTGGCGTATCTGAGCTGGTTCGACGCGCTGGAAGAATACTCCGACGCAGAGGTTGGGCAGTTGATGCGAGCTCTTGCACGGTATGCCAAAACCGGAGAAAAACCCGAATTTTCAGACCGTGGGATGCGTGTCAACTGGAAATTTATGTGCAGCGACGTAAAACGGGCGTCTGAAAAATGGGATGAAACCCGCAAGAAACGCAGCAACGCCGGAAAACGCGGCATGGCAAAGCGCTGGGGAAAGTCTGAAGACATAACAAAAATAACAAACGATAACAATGCTAATGACGACATAACAAAAATAACTGTAGATGTAGATGTAAATGGAGATGTAGATGTAGATGTAGATGGGGATGTAGATGTTGTAAAGCGCGATAACACCGCCGCCGTTGATATGGAGTTATCAAAAATCGTCCAGCATTACCAACGTGCTATCGGCGACTTCCCGCGTTCGGCGCTGGAAAAACTGCAAAAATGGCGGCAGGAGTACAGCACGGAGATGATTTTGCTGGCGATCGACAAGGCTGCAGAGGCCGGGAAGCGCTCGTGGAACTACATCAACGGCATCCTGTCTGGCTGGCAGCGGGACGGGATACGCACCCCGGGGGACGTGGCAGCGAATGAGCAGCGCAGACAAGAGCAGCCTCGCGGGAAACAAGCCACAGAAAGCACCGCAGAAGCATACGCAAATATTTTCAAGGGGGTGAAACCGTGACAGTGGAGATGATGACAAAGCTCCTTGCGGACGCTGAAGCCTATTTTGGACGGCCTCAGCCCGCAGAGAACCGCGCAAGCATCGCGGAGATCTGGGCGAACTCATCGCTCAAGGATGTGCCGGATGAGATGGCCTATAAGACATTCCACGAGGTGATTTCGGAGTGCAGCTGGCAGAGCCAGCTTCTCCCGGCGTGGAAAAAGGCCATCGAAAAGGCCCAGGGTGAGCAGATGCTGGCGAAGCACTGCCTTGCTGCCCGCACCCGGATGCTCAAGTCCAGGAAAGAAAGAAAGCTTCTTGGGCAGGCAAACCAGAACGGAGGACGAAATGCCTAGATACAAAGTCATCGTAGAGTGCAGCGGCCCGCACGGGAACGCGGCGCTTACATACCGCATCAACGCCGCGAGTCAGTTTGCGGCAGAGTTCCGGGCCTGCCAGCTGGCGGGTGACCATTACCCCGAGTATCGGGACATCAAACCGGTGAGAACGGAGGTGCTGAAAAATGGCTAAAATCATAGACCATCTTTCGCAGGGCGAAATTCTCGCCCAGATGGCAGAAGAGCTGGCAGAGGCCGCACAGGCGGCGCTCAAGCTGCGCCGGGCGCTGGATGACTCAAACCCGACTCCCAAGACTATCCCCGAATGCTGGGAGTCGCTGGAAGAAGAAATCGGCGATGTCATGAACTGCATTGACGCACTTTTGCTGGAAGACAATCTGAACTACCACTCATTTATGAGCAAGTGCGGCGAAAAGGCAGAGCCCAAAATGAGCCGTTGGAAGCAACGGTTGGAAGCGAGGTACGCGAAAAATGACGATGACTCCGTGTAAAGACTGCCCTGCACGGCACCCGGTATGCCACGACACATGCCCCAAGTACGCCGAGTTCAAGCGCCAGCGCGGCGCAGAAGCCGCTTACACACGAGAGATGCTGGACACAGGCAAAGTCTACCACTACGACCACGAGGACCGTCACCGGGAACGGGGCCGTAAGAAATACATGGGAGCGAACGGAGGTGCGGACAGATGAAGCGGACTGCAAGTAAATGGGTTGACCCATCAAAGAGACTGCCTCGTAGCCTGAAGCCCGTCCTCTTTGTAGAAAAATCGCTCTTCCACGAGGAAGCAGTGGTCGGATGCTATGACTCCACCTATAAATGCTGGACGATTTTAGAGCGTGGGTACAGCATCACAAGATCTATTCCAACCGAAAACGTGCGGTGTTGGATGCCGAAGCCCAAGCCGCCTAGAAAGAGGGAACCTGCAAAAGCGAACGGAGGAGCGGACAGATGAAAGTGCTTATCGCCTGTGAGGAATCACAGGAAGTATGCAAGGCATTTCGGGCAAAAGGCCACGAAGCCTACTCCTGCGATATTCAGGAGCCGTCCGGCGGACATCCCGAGTGGCATATCTTGGGCGATGCGCTCAAGGCCATTGAGGGTGGGCAAATCGTAACGATGGACGGCGTGGCGCATGAAGTCGGAAAGTGGGATTTGCTCATTGCACACCCGCCCTGCACTTATCTAAGCAACGCCGGAGCAAGGCATCTTTGGAAAGGGCATGAGCTTCAGGCAGACCGTGTGATGCTTGGCATTCAAGGCCGAGACCTGTTCATGCGTTTCTGGTGGGCAGATGTTCCACGGATTTGCATAGAGAACCCAGTGCCAAGCCGGGTATTCTGCCTGCCGAAGTATGCGTAGAGCGTTCAGCCGTATCAGTTTGGTCACCCATACACCAAAAAAAACCTGTCTTTGGCTCAAGGGTCTGCCGCCGTTGATCCCAATTAACATTGTAGAGCCTGTTGCTACATGGTGTCCGTCCGGCTCGTATAGTCATAAACACGATGCAAAAAATAAGGGAATGTTTACGACTGATCGGGCGAAGAACAGAGCCAAAACATTTCCGGGAATCGCAAAGGCAATGGCTGAACAGTGGGGGTAAGCAGATGAAACCGAAAACGAAATCCGAGCTGATGGCCGAATGGGCCAGCCAGCCCGACCAGCTCAAAAGAGAGCGGGAGGTAAAGGCCATCCGCAAGGCGATGGACGATGCCCGCGCCGTGATGCAAGACGGTCTGACCCGGTACGTCAAGAAAAAGACCAAAGCCCGTAGCATGGCAAAGGCTGAAGCTGACCCCTTTGCTGAACTGGAAGGCTGGGAAAGCATGGAGCAGATCCAGGATGCCTACGGCTACGGCGAGATCACCGCCGACAGGCGGGACAAACTCACCGACCTGTGGGAAGCCCGGGAAGCTGCCAGGAGCAGCCGCAAGGGCGCGGACAAGTACCACGACCTTGTGACGGAGATGTTGGAAACCGCCATCCGCCGGGTGGGCAATGAGTACGCAGATATGCTATTTGAGTATGACCAGCAGCGCAGGGAAGCTGAAAAGCAGTGCGAGCAGCTGGCAATGGAAGGGATGATGAAAAAATGAAAGCTGTTCTGATAAGCATCAAACCCAACTGGTGCAAGTGGATTTTGAGCGGAAAGAAAACCCTTGAGGTACGAAGAACCCGCCCAAAACTTGACACACCGTTCAAGGTATACATCTACTGCACCCGTTCATATGACTGGCGCATGAAATTGCCCAAAATCGGGATGGAGAAGATGAACGGCAAGGTGATTGGCGAGTTTGTCTGTGATTCCATTGAAGAGGTCGATATTTCATATCCGGCATATCAGGACAGACTGGGTGAACGTTTTACAAAAGATTCATGTGTGCCATATTTCCAACTGCACCGTTACGCATCCAAAAACAGACTTCATGACAATCTGTTTTTCTGGCACATTTCAGAACTTAAATTTTACGATAAGCCTGTGAAGCTTAAAGATTTTTGGGCGATACAACCCTGTACGCATCGCGGAGACTGCTGCACCTGCCGCAGATGGGATGCAAAAAAGCTGATTTGCCGTGGAGAAGCGTTCGGGATCGAACGTCCGCCGCAAAGCTGGTACTATGTGGAGGATGGCAGATGAAACTGACCCTCTACGGCGACCCCCGCACCAAGAAAAATTCCGCACGCATTCTCCGCACACGCTCCGGGACCCCATTCGTGGCCCCCAGCAAGGTTTATGTGGATTATGAGACGGACTGCCTGCGGCAAATCAAAAAGCCGCACAGCCCCATCTCTGCCCGCGTGAACGTGAGGTGTGTGTACTACATGAAGACCGCCCGCCGGGTCGATCTGGCAAACCTCATCGAGGCGACAACGGACATCCTGGTAAAAGCCCGGGTGCTGGAGGACGACAACAGCAAGATCGTCGCCGCCCACGATGGCAGCAGGGTGGACTACGACAAGCAAAACCCCAGAGTGGAGATCTGGATCGAGGAAATGGAGGGATGATATGGACTTGCCAAACAAAAAGTACTCCGTCATATACGCAGATCCACCGTGGAACTATCTGCAAAAAGGAGCGGCTGGTAAAAAACAAGGGTGCGCAGCCCAGCATTACAAAACTATGACCACCGATGATATTTGCGCTCTGCCTGTCCAACAGCTTGCGGGGGGTGGATGCCTATTATTCATGTGGGCAACATTTCCCACACTCCCGGATGCACTTTTAGTTATGGATGCTTGGGGATTCACTTACAAAACCGCTGCTTTTGTTTGGGTGAAAAAATACAAATGCGGAAAAAACTTCGTTGGGATGGGTGCGTACACCAGAGCAAACGCAGAAATTTGTCTGTTGGGTGTGTCGCATGACTTTTGCGCAAAAAAGCAGATAAAAAGCCACTCTGTGCGGCAGGTTATTGAGGGACCTATCCAAGCGCACAGCGTAAAACCAGAAGAAACACGGCGCCGCATTGTTGATTTGCTGGGGGATGTGCCGCGCATTGAACTTTTTGCCCGTCAACGTGTGCCTGGTTGGGATGCGTGGGGCGACGAAATCGAAGAAAAGGAGGACGAAAATGACCCAAACATGGACACCTGACACCGACACACCAAAGCCTGACAGCGGCGTGGATTACCGCACCGTCAAGGCGTGGTTCCAGCAATGCCGCGACCTTGCGGCAGCTATCGAAGCCCAGAAGCAAAAAATACAGCGTATCAGGGACGTGGCCGAAAAATGCACCCAGAGCCTGAGTGGGATGCCTGCGGGCGGTGGCAATGGGGACAAGGTGGGCTTTGCTGTAGAGCAGCTGGACACCGAACGCCGACAGCTTCAGAGGATGGAGACGGACCTGTGCAATTTGCGTGTTGAGGCCACCCGGCGGGCATACTGCCTGATGGCCGAGCCGGAATGCGCCGAAGCGATTTGCGAGCACTATGTCATAGGAAAATCTCACAAGGAAATCGCAAAAGAAGTCGGCGTGTGCGGGGCAGATGTGGTCTACCGGCGAATCAAACGCGGATGTATGGCCCTGGCCGAGATATGGGACGAGTTTTCTGACGTGCAAAGTGTACAACATGCACAAGAAAACACAGCGTGATTTTGGAAGGGGTCAGCTCTTTTCAAGTCTGCAAGCTTGGATGTAAAATTCTAATAAGCGGTTCAGCGCTAAGCGGTAGCCGCTTGCCACGCAGCCTCCGAAACGGTTCCTTCCTTGTGACAGGTTTTCATGCTTTCCTGTTCTCCTTCACCGTTTTGCGGGCTGCTTCTATGCGAGGTTTGGGAAGCCACATAACGGGGCTGGCAGTTTTGTGGAACGGTTCGACTCCGTAACCTCGCACCGTATGGCGCATGGACTCATCCCCCACAAAGCTGCACGCTTAACCTCCCGTGCCACGAGAGAGCTTTGAATCCCCGAGGGTGTAAGTATGTGCGTCAAACAACAGCCCTGGCGGAGAACCAGGGCTGTTTTATATGGCCGCCTGAGCGCAGTACGGAGCGCGTGTCAGCTGAGATATTGCTGGCTGGTTCGAGTCCAAGGGCGGTGTTTTATACTCCGGTAGCTCAAGTGGTAGAGCGGCGGTCTCCAAAACCGCATGTTGCAGGTTCGAGCCCTGCCGGGAGTGCTTGCATGATCTGACGAGAGCGGGGAGTGCAATAGCGGGGCATCCGGCCGCGAAAGTTCTGGGCGCAGAGGCTTTGAACCCGACAAGCAAAGCCTCTTATTTTGATATTCTGACCGTTCGGATTTCCGGGCGGTTTTTCTTTTGCGTGAGTTTAGAGAGGTGGTGGCGGTGGGCGCACGGCGGCTGACAGATAAACAAAAAAAGAAGATCGTTGCGGACTATGTACAGCTCCAAAGCTACCGTGCAGCCGCAAAGCTGAATGACGTTTCGGACGCGACCGTCAAGAAAGTCGTAAAGGAAGACCCGGAGAGTGCGCGCTTGTGCGCACAAAAAAAGCGGGAAAACTCGAAGGACATGCTTTCTTACATGGAGAGCAAGCAAGGAGAAGCACAAGAGCTTCTCGGGCTGTACCTGAAGGCGATGGCGGACCCGGACAAGATTGCGGAAGCAACACTGCCGCAACTGTCAACAGCGTTCGGCACCATCGTGGACAAGTTTGCCATGCTGGGAGATCAAAGCAGCATAGAAGTCCCGGACGATGGGCTTGTGGAGGCACTGAGCGCCGCCGCTGACCTCAGCCCGCCGGATGACGTGGAGATACTGCCAAAGGAAGAGGACGAAAATGCGGAAAAGTAACGGCTTTCGCTGGAAAGCCCTCAGCCAGCGGCAAAAGCAGGTCCTGAGCTGGTGGACGCCGCAGAGCGCATACAGCGGCTACAACGGCATCATTGCCGATGGCGCCATCCGTTCGGGCAAGACCTTTGCCATGAGCTTTTCTTTTGTCCAGTGGGCCATGACCTGCTACAGCGGGCAGCAGTTTGCCATGTGCGGCAAAACTATTGCCAGCTTCCGGCGCAACGTGCTTGGTACGCTCAAGCAGCAGCTTGCGGCCCGTGGCTACAATGTCAAGGAGCACCGGGCAGAAAACTGCATGACTGTCAGCAAGGGCGGCAGAATCAACGAGTTTTACTTTTTCGGCGGCAAGGACGAGAGCAGCCAAGACCTGATCCAGGGCATCACGCTGGCCGGGGCATTCTTTGACGAGGTGGCCCTGATGCCGCAGAGCTTTGTCAACCAGGCCACAGCCCGTTGCTCTATCACCGGGTCAAAGTTCTGGTTCAACTGCAACCCGGGCAGCCCGCAGCACTGGTTTTATCTGGAGTGGGTGCGGAAATGCCGTTCCCGCAAGATGATGTATCTCCATTTCACGATGGACGACAACCTGTCACTTGCCGAGGACATCAAGGCCAGATACCGCAGCCAGTACAGCGGCGTTTTCTATCAGCGCTACATTCTGGGATTGTGGACGGTGGCCGAGGGTCTTGTATATGACATGTTCGACCACAAGAGGCACGTTGTTGATGTGCTTCCGGCGCTGTCTCCAAAGGGCGCGTATGTGGCGTGCGACTTTGGTACGCAAAACGCAACAGTTTTCTTGCTGTTCCAGATGCAGTCGAACACCGGCACATGGATAGCGACCCGCGAGTATTACTACAGTGGGCGCGAACAGAAACGCCAGAAGACCGTGGGCGAGTATGTTGCAGACCTCAAGGCGTGGCTGAATGGTCTCAAGCCGGAGAGGATCATCGTTGACCCCTCTGCACTGCCCCTGATTACAGAGCTGCGCAAGAACGGCTTTACCCAGACGCCCGCAAACAACGACGTCCTGAGCGGCATTCTGGACGTGCAGACCATGCTGCAGACCGGACGGCTGAAAATCTACAAGGACTGCAAGCACACGCTGGAAGAGTTCGGAGTGTACGCTTGGGACCCGGACAAAGACGACACCGTGCTGAAGGTCAACGACCACTGCATGGACGCTATCCGATATTTTGTGCGCACGAAGCGCCTTGTGAAACTGAGGGATTGATTTTGAGCACTGTATACACATTCCAGACCTTTCAGCAGGCGCAAGCCGCCGGGGAACAGCCTGATTTTATCCGGCGGTTCGTGCAGCAGCACTGCGCTTCCGGCCCTTACAGGATGGCGCTGGACGCTGACCTTTACGATGCCCAGAAAAACCCGGGCGCGGAACGCTTCGCACAGGCTTACGCTTTGATGTTGAAACGCCTGTCCAAAAACACCAAGCAGGACACCCCACGCCCTGCTATGGTCAAGAGCAATCTTTTCCGGCGGCTCAACAAACAGCGGGCGACCTACTCCCTCGGCAACGGCGTGGTCTTTGCGGACAATGGCGTGGACAAGGGCAAGCTTGGGCAGAACTTTGACGAGCAGATCCAGAAGGCCGGATATTTCGCCCTGATCCACGGTGAGAGCTTCGGGTTCTGGAACAACGACCATCTGGTGGTTTTCAAGCTGACCGAGTTTGCGCCCCTGTACGATGAGACCATCGGCTCCATGCGAGCCGGGGTGCGGTTCTGGCGGCTGAATCCTGACACGGATATGCACTATGTCCTGTACGAAGAGGACGGCTACACCGAGTACACGGAAAGCAGGATCGGCAGTACCATGCAGGAGACGACCCCGAAGCAGGCGTACAAGAGCGTGACCGTCTCTACCCCCGGCGGCGGGCTGGAAAGCGTGGAGGGCGAAAACTACGGTGCTCTTCCCATTGTGCCGCTGTGGGGCTCCGACCTGCACCAGAGCACCCTTGTGGGGCTGAAAGCCTACATTGACAACACCGATCTGGTGATGTCCGGCTTCTGCAATGACCTGCATGACTTTTCAGAGATCTACTGGCTGTGCGAGAACTTCAACGGCATGACCGATGACGAGCTGCAGGAGTTCCTTGTCAAGCTGAATCTGTACCACATTGCAGGCGCAGACACCAGCCAGGGCGGCAAGATCACCCCCTACACCACCGAGATTCCTGTAGCGGCCCGGGAGACTCTGCTGGAGCTGCTCCACACCCGGGTCTATGAGGACTTCGGCGGTCTGGATGTGCATTGCGTCAGCGCAAACAGCACCAACGACCATCTGGATGCAGCCTATGAACCCATGAATCAGAACGCAGACGACTTCGAGGCCCAGATTAAGCCTTTTGTTCGTCAGATCTGTGCGCTGGCTGGCTTTGGCAGCGCAACGCCGACATTCAACCGGAGCCGGATCGTAAACACCGCAGAGCAGGTCAGCACAGTAATCTCCGAGGCGGCGATCATTGGGCAGGACATGGCCATCGACTTGCTGCCCAACCTGACCCCGGAGCAAAAGGAAAAGGCTCGGGCGTCCCTGATGGCTGAGAGTGCAGAGCGGGAGACCGTGGACGAGGAGGAAGACACCGATGAAAAAAAACAGAAAAATTTATGATCCTCTGGGAAGATTGATCGATGTGATGCTTTTCGTCGCTGATTTTGCCATTGTGGCTGGGTGCTTTCTGGCCGTTGCGCAGGCGATTGGCTTATGACCGACCGTGACCGCATTTCCACCCGCCAGCTGAACCGCCTGCGCCGCCGCATCCTCCGGGTATACGGCACCGCCCGCCGGGAGATGCAGGAGCAGCTCACCGAGTTTCTGGCAAAGTACAAAGCGCTGGACGAACGCAAGCGGGCGCAGCTGGATTCAGGCGAGATCACCGAAGAGGATTACCGCATCTGGCTGCAAAATCAGGTCTTTCAGTCCGATTTGATGCGTCAGAAGCTGGACGGCATCACGCAGACCTGCACCACAGCCCAAGAAACGGCCTACAAGCTGGCCCGGGACGAGCAATACAACATCTTTTCCTTTGGCGCAAACTGGGCTTTCTACGAGCTGGAGCAGGCCGCAGGCGTGACGTTCGGCCTGACCCTGTACAACACCGAAGCGGTCAAGCTCCTGCTGAAGGAGAACCCCCGCATGGTACCCAACAAGCGCATTAAGAGCGAGAGCAACCGCACCTATGACGCCCGGGTGTTCAATCGCTACGTCATGCAGGGCATCGTGCAGGGCAAGAGCGTCCACGACATCGCCGTGCAGGCCGTAAACGGCATGGCTGATACAGAGATACACTGGGCCATGAATAACGCCATCACGGCGCTCACAGGCGCTCAGAACGCCGGGACATTGCAGCAGATGCGCAACGCCCAGGCTTTGGGCATCGAGGTCAAAAAGCGGTGGAACTCCACCCACGACTACCGTACCCGTGAGATGCACCGCCTGCTAGACCAGCAGACAGCAGAGCTTGACGAGCCGTTCAAGGTCATGGGTTACGAGATCCAGTATCCCGGAGACCCAAACGCCGCCCCGGAGATGGTCTACCACTGCCGCTGTGTGCTGTCCTCTGCGCTGGGCAAGTATCCCCGGCAAAACGC